TCCTCGTATTTGTTGGCTATTTCATTAACTTCCATCATAAATGTTTTGTAATCATCTGATATGTTTGAATCATTGTTCACATATTCAGTAAAACCTTCACGAATCATGTCATTACCTAACATGTTTGCTATAGATTTCTTTAGAAATTCTGGATTGTCTTTTATAAATTCCTCTTGTAGTGTAAATACAATTGTAGTTAAAGCTACAAACCTTGTTTCTAATTTTTGTACTTCATTGTTTAATTTATCTAATGATATTTTCATAGTTTCCTTTCGTCATTAATTGTTTATATAGTTTTTAAGCAGCGAATGTATCTGCCAAGGGGAGACAGATACAGACGCGTTTCTTTTAATTAAAATGGAGCATCATCAAAGATAAACTTTGACGCTGTAATGTTTAAAACATCTAGGTCATTAGCTATCTTTGAATCAACTAATCCTTCATGATATGCAGTAACTGCATTCTCAATCATTTTGTTTAATTGATTTATTTCGGCTGCATTTAATATAGGTTTAATTACATCTAATGCATTTTTAATGTCTACGATATTATCCATAGTTTTCCTTAATATCTACGATATTATCCATAGTTTTCCTTTCATAGTTAGTTTAAGTATACTAGATACTTAATTTAGTTTGTTCGTAATATACATCTTCAATAATGCTTTCTTGATATTCAGCATGTTCAGTCTTAGTTACACCAAGTCTGTGATATTTCCAGATGTTTTCGCCATGTGATACTAATTTAACTCCACAACTGTTATGTACGTATAAAGGATATTTCTTTTTACCTATATACCAATAACGGTCACTTGTATTTTCAATATCTTGTTCACAATAGCCACAAATTACACCTACCATAGTTATCCTTTCTCGTTATCACGTTTTTATTGATAGTTCTATATAAAAAAAAACCAGTAGTCTGGCACATTGAGTACCAGACATACTGTATATATAAATTAGGCTTTTTGTGCCTCAAGGAGTAGATTTTGTCCACAAGGCTTACATATGTTTCTATACCAGAACTCATAATTCTTGTAACTATCCCCTTCTTTCTTAGAGCGTAGCTCACGAAAGTTAAAGCCAAGTTTCACTTGTCTATCACCTTCATGATTATCCGCATTACAAGTAAATGTTTTACTCTCTACTTGTGTTTCAGTCGCAGTATCTTTAGCTTCCTCTGTATCTACTGCTGTATCTACAGTCATAATTTCATCTAGTTCCATTATATCTCCAATCTATTCATAGATAAAAGAAAGAGACGGAATGTCCCTTCCGCAAGGATAAGGGACATGTAGGACAATCAGAAGGTGAAGGGGATAGCAGATGTATGGTAGTAATATGTACCTTGATATCTCTATTGGACTTATTACTAGGTGTATATATGTCTATGCATTACATACAGTATCAAGGCACATCATTAAACTACCATACCTCTGTATTTAAATTTATATATACTCATATGTAGGACATATATGTCTATACAGATACAGCATACATTACTCTATATAGAAAATATTACCTACTGTCTGTATACAAGAACTGTATCTGTATAGTCATTGACCTACATATGTCAATCTAGACGTTGTATACTATATATGTATGTCTAGAAATATATTCTGGTAATTCTGTACAGTAAAAACCCAGTCAGTATAAGGCTTTTGAGCATGAGCGGGCATTAGTGTTATTGGAAGCTAATCAAACCTTTTTGTAAGTCCTTGGGTACTGCCTTTGTCTTTCTAGTGTACTGTCTCGCCAGTCAGCAGCTTTCCGCATCCCGATTGCAACTTCACCTGTAACAAATTACTTGTGTTTGATGTTTGTAATTAACAGGACTATACCATATAATTAGCACTACGCAAACATCTACAGGAAGATAGTTTTTTATGGTCGAATCATCACATAATGTAATCTGTATAGCAGAGGGTTGTAGGAAAAGATTAACAGGTAAAAAACGTAAATTCTGTTCCCCTAAGTGCCAAAAGAGACAGTTTGCAAGAGATTCAAGACATAACAAGAAAGCTGAACAAAAACCTATTAACATAGAACGTAAGTCTGACGAGGGCGATTACGCTTCAGTTAGACGAGGACAGCATTACCGAGCTTTCGTAAGTGAGGGAATAGCTGACCAGGTTGCAACAGGCGACATGACGGTAGCCAACGCGGCTTCCCTCCTCGGTTGCACTTCAGCTACCGTTAGTCGCATGCTCGCTGCTTACAAGATAGACAGTAGAAACGCTATAGCTGCAGAAGACTGGGAACTCTCCGAAGATGCTAAGAATGCATTAGAAAATTTTTCAAACTTCCGACAACGCTATTTCCGAACCGAGTTAGGTAAGAAGTACGAAACCGCTCCGTTCCATATAAACTGGATAAATAACATTATTGATAGTATAGAAAATGGTAAAGAGTTATTAATACTGTCACCCCCTCGACATGGAAAGACTGAACTGTTAATACATTTTGCTGTATATCAGATATGTAAAAACCCTAATACACGTATTATGTGGGTAGGTGGTAACGAGGATATAGCTAAAAACGCATTATCTGCTGTACTTGACGTACTAGATACTAACGAAGAACTTAGAGAGGACTTCTGTCCACCAGGTGCATCTTTTAAGCCAGATAACAGGTCAGGTAAAAACTGGTCACAGAATCAATTTACTGTAGGTACACGTACTGTTGCAGGTATTAAATCACCGACAATGGTAGCTGTAGGTAAAGGTGGAAAGATATTATCTCGTGACTGCGATATTATTATTGCTGACGATATTGAGGACCACCAAACTACACAACAACCAGGTGCTAGGGAAAGTACTAGACAATGGTGGACTACAACATTATCTAGTCGTAAAGAGGAACATACAGCTGTAGTAGTAATTGGTTCAAGACAGCACCCTGATGATTTATATAATCACTTACTAGCTGCAGATAACTTTACCAGTATTGTAGAAACAGCACACGCTATAGATTGTGCAATACCAGAACATGAAGAAGAAAATCACACAGACTGTATGTTATGGGCAAGTAAACGTTCTTACAGATGGTTAATGTCTAGGTTACATTCTGCTGAATCTACAGGTGGTAGACAGACATTCGAGATGGTGTATTACAACCAAGCATACATAGAGGGTACACAGATATTTACTATGAACATTATTGACCAATGTATGCGACCAGATTTAGTTATGGGGCAGATGTATCAGAACTTACATTTAGTTGCTGGACTTGACCCTGCATCATCTGGTTACCAAGCTGCAGTACTTTGGGGTATAGACCAATACAAAGGTGAGTTATACCTAGTTGATTTAGAAAATAAAAAAGGTGGAGGTATTAGAGCTGCACTTGACCAAATGGCTGTATGGTTACACGAGTACGATTGTAGACATTGGATAGTAGAAGAAAACGGTTTTCAGTCTGCAATTAGACAAGATGCAAGCATAAAAGAATTTACATTACGTACTGGTATTACTGTACAAGGACATCTTACAGGTAAAAACAAACATGACCCATTGTATGGTGTAGGTGCTATGGCAGACTTATTTGAAGATAGACGTATACACTTACCTGTCGGTGATGGTGTGTCAAATGCAAAAGTACAGCAATATAGGCAACAACTGTTATACTTTGATGGTAAACCTGTTTCAAAGCGAAATAAGGAAAAAACTGATATAGTTATGGCTAGTTGGTTTCCTATGAAGGTTTTTAGGCGTATGCAAAAAGAGCATACTGCGGACATGGGTTTAGACTATAATCCTAGTTATGGGGAATACAAAATGACGGAGATGAACAACGCACCATGGGAATAGAAAACATAGATGTAAAAAATTATAAAGAAGTTATAGCTAATGCTGCTAACTTAACATCTGGTAAAAACGTACAAGATAGACAAGTTAGTAAAGCTAGAATTAAAGCTATTTTAAATGGTGGGCCAGATGGTATTAAAGCATTACTAGGTGACACAATGGAAAGCTCAGATGCTGATTTACTACCAGCTCCTAACATGTTGCAGTCTGGTATTGACCGACTTGCACAAAAGATTTCAGGTGTACCTCAAGTACGAGTAGATGTACCTAATGAAGTAGATTCTGCTAGAGCAAAAAATCGTGCAGAGAAACTAGAACGTATTGTTACTAGCTATGATGAGAAACAAAACCTTAACTTACAGTTAGCACAAGCTGCTAGGTGGTTACCAGGTTATGGTTTCTGTGCATGGGTTATCTCAACAAAAAGAGATGCTAACGGTTATTACTATCCATCAGCAGAACTAAGAGACCCTTTTGATACATTTCCAGGAAACTTTGGACCTGACCAAAAACCAAGAGAGTTAGCTGTTGTACGTAGAGTACCTAGATATAAACTAGCTCAAATCTATCCTGAGTTTGCTAAAGAGATTTTAAAACAAGATGACGAGGATGATACAGGTCAAGAGTATCAAGACTATGCAACACCGTTTATGTCATATGACACTAATCGTGAACAACAATGGGAGGATAATACTTCTCAAGGTGTAAGGATTATTGAATATTATGACCAAGGTGGAACATACATTATATTTCCTGAAAGAAACTTAATATTAGATTTTATACCTAATACATTAAGTACACCTCCATTTGTATTTGTTAAGCGTGTATCTTTTGACCAACTTAAAGGTCAGTATGACCACGTAATAGGTTTAATGGCTATGATGGCAAAGATAAACATTATGTCAGCAATAGCTATGGAAGATAGTGTTTTTACAGAAACTAACATATCAGGTGAGATAGAAAGCGGACAATACCGAAAAGGTAGATTTGCAATAAACTATTTGTCACCAGGTACACAAGTCTCTAAACCACAAAACAATATGCCGTATCAGTTGTTCCAACAAGTCGATAGATTAGAAAGACAACTACGTATGGTAGGTGGTTATCCAGTTACTGATGACTCACAGTCACCTAACTCTTTTGTTACTGGTGCAGGATTATCAGAACTTAACTCAACTATGTCATTAATGATTAATGAGTATAGAGAATTAATTAAAGTTGGTTTAACAGAGATGGATGCAAAAAGATTAGAGATGGATACAATCATGTCTTATCAAACAGGTATTACTAAGAAACCTATAGCAGGTTATTTAAACGGTACTGCATTTTCTGAAAACTATCAACCATTAGTAGATATTGGTGGAGATTATAGAACAAGACGTATCTATGGTGTTATGGCAGGATTTGATGAGCCACAGAAAATTGTTACTGGTTTACAGTTACTACAAGCTGGTGTTATAGATATAGAAACATTACAAGATAATATTGATGGTCTTGAAAATGTAGCTAAGGTACAAGAACGTATTAGAAAAAATAAAGCAGAAACTGTTTTATATGATTCAATACTTGCTAGGTCAGCACAAGGTGACATGCAAGCAACAATGGCTGCAATAGCTATATATGAAAATCCAGGTAATGTACTTGATATCCTAAGACAGTTTTACACTCCTGAAGAGCCACAGATGACACCTGAGCAAATGGCTATGATACAACAACAACAAATGTTAGCGCAACAAGGTGGACAACCTCCTACTGTTGCACAAGCATTAGGAATGTAATGGATTTTGTAGAGAATGAATTTTGGGACATGATTTATCAAGAATACGGTGTAACTGACGAATTAGATATACT